AAATCAAGCTGTGTTCTATCTGCAAAAGATCCTGAACCTGCAACAAGCCTAAATTTGTAACCTTGTGTAGTAAATACTGACATATTAGATAATTAACTTGAATGTTTGACCTACGCTAAATGCTACTGTATATTGAACTAACTTATCGTTAACGCCTGTTTTAAACCTAACGTTATTGGTTGTAACTGCAAGAGGTTTAACAAAGTTACCTACCTGATCGTATATCCAATAGATTTCGTCTGAAACTAATAATTGCTTATAAATTTCGTTAAAGTCTTCTGGTAACCAATCTGAATTTACCTCTAACAGTTCGTTAGTGTTTACGATATATCGTTGTGTATTATTCTGTGCTGTATTATAAGTAAGAGAAGTTGCATCCCAACTACCAAGTTGAGGTTGATAGGTTCTTTGATCTGTACCAAACGTCTTGTAGTTAGCCTTATAGAAGTTTTGATAGTCAAATTGACCGTATCTATTTTTCCACATTATTCTTACTGGCGTATAGTAGTAAGAACACTGTACTGCAAAATATAAAGGAGTACCTAATGCAGATGAACCACTATAGGCTTGAATTGTATATGCATCACCATCTGTTACCGTTAACGGGAAGCCTGATTGAGAAGGGGCAAGAGGAACTCTTGTAACCTGACCCATACTTGCTGTTGTAGAAGTTACTGCAATGTTACTACTGCTTCCGCCTATTTTAGTATATCTAACTTGAGTTGGTTGTGTAGCTCCTGTAACACCTACATAAGTTGCAATAGATCCAATATCAGTAGGTAATACTGATTGAGATACCGGGCCATCAGTCATTAAAGGCCAATGAGGTGTCTTACTAGGAACGTTTTGATTAATCGGTTCTGGGAATAAAGCATACCCGTCTAAGGATTTATATATTCCAGATGTAATAAGAGGATCATTACTTCCTGAAACTCTAACTGAAGCACTTGCGTAGTTATAATTAAACCCTGCTTTATAATATAATACACTTGAGGAATAGTCGTATGCAAGTTGATTTAATGCCGAGTTAAGGACTCTAGAAAGATCAAAGATTCCCACACCTGAGGTATTAGGAAACTTGGTTAAGAGATAGTCGTATGAACCAGAATCTGATTCATTTCCCATCCAGTATGTTAATTGACAGGTATACTGAAATTCACTTTGAGCATAAAGCCCTGTATTTTCGAATACTGAAAATGCTACAGGCGATTGTGCCAGAGACATAGTAGGAGGTAATTGATTAAAGATTAATGCCATTGTTATTTATTTACTCTATTATAACAGTGTTACGGCATATCATATTTCAAAGCTATCTAAAATAGAATCTGATACTACGTCTAGTTGAGAATCTGCTAATTGATCAAAAGATTCATCAATTGCATCATTATAAAAAGGAAAAGGCTTAATACCTTTCTTAGCTATTGCCCTTCCAAGTAAGAAAGCTCTACTGTCGTTTGAGATATATCTTCCCTTCTTATCTCTAAATCGAGGTAATTTTTTTACTTTAGCCCATTCAGCAATAGCTGGAGGTGGAGGGAATTTACCGGGCGGTCTACCTTTCTGTACGTAATCAGCAGATTCATCAGCCTGAAAAACAACCTGTCCTTTTTTACTTATTTTAAAGCTTATCGAATTATAAAGGCTACCACTGGCAATTTTCTTTCTCTGTACCAGTTTATTTTTAGCAAGAGCTACTACTTTAGTTGCCCAGGCAAGCTGATCGTTATAAAGTCTTTGCTGTAGGTTTTCCATTAGCTATTACAGCTTTCACCGCCAGTTGCTTGAAGATCTGAGATTGCAAATAAACAAGCATTAACGTCGTTAGGTACAAGGATATTCATAGTACAACTCCATCCTGCTACTGCATTAGTATACTCATCTTTAAACGGAGTACAAATACTATCTGTATCTATCATAAAGTTATCTGCCTGAGCATTACGAGTAATGTAAGCAACGATATCGTTTATAGTCATTAAAGAAGTATTCCATACGTCGTGTAAGTTATTTACCTCTTTATAGTCATATAGTAATTCGTTAAACTTTCCTGATGATAGTTGAGTTACATTTACAACTCTATCCATTACAATTAAGTCTATATTATAGGTAAATGTTTGAGGACTAATAGTAGTATTGTTAGGAACAAGATGACATAAAGGGAATAGAGTCTGCTTACTTAAATCCACATCAGCAATATCGCCAATAGTAAATGTTTCTATATTAGGATGTGCAAGTGCAATACTATTAAAGAATTGAGTGAGTTGATAAAACGTTACGTTTGGCATAGTTAAAATCTTTTATCTTTTCCTTTCTTAGGAACTTTATTTTGCTTACTAGTCTTATTGTCAGTAGTATTTGTAGAGATATACTTCTCTAATTTTACTACATTGCTCTGTTTAGGAGCATATCCTAAATACGATTTCTTCATATTATATTACCCAACCCTGAGTATATTGTTGACCCATATCTGGGAAGACGTTATCTGACCTACCTGTAGTAGCATTGTACTGAGGATATACGTTACTGTTTGCAATTAAATGCGTAACTAATCTTTCAGCATAAAACTGAGCTGTTTGTAATTCCTTTTGTAGTAAGAAGTCAATATCTCTTTTATCTGGACTAGTAGATTGATCTGGATTAGTATTCTTGAAGATACCAGCATTTGCAATCGTATACGAAAGGAAAGGTAAAGCCTCTACTACTGCATAGTGTACGAGAGTATCCTTAATGTATACTTCAAGTAGGTCTGTGTAAGGCTCTACTACTGTATCTGCTGCAATATTATCTTGCAAGTAGAAGTATAATACTGAACCTAGTATGATCCAAATGTATTTATCTTGCGCTGTTTTAATAAAAGGAACTAGCTTTTCAGGATCGATATTACCGCCTATTGGAGCCCTTTTAATGATATCATTTCTTGATATAAAGAGTACGTTTCTTGACATCGTATATTAGTTATTTATTTCGTAATTTGCTTCTAGTTTCCAACTATTCCAATCAACGTCATTGTATCTTGACATCTCTACTTCATTGGCAGTATCTATACCTAACATTGTTTTAGCTTGACCATCTGAGAAACCAAATGCACTTATTAGCATTAGTACGGCTTGAGCTTCGTTAATCTTTTGTTTCTGATACTGATTTACAATGCGTAGTAATTGTTGGTATTGTCTTCCTGTTAAGTTCTTTAGGTTTTCATTTACACCTTCTGCCGCTAGACTAGCTCCTATATTTTCAGGACCGTCTACATATCCTACTACCTCGTCTGGACTTCCTACAGTCTGACCTACACCTTCAGATACCTCAGGAGTTACTTCTTGAGTATCAGGTAAGTCTTCGTCAGGGTTTTCTATAATTGCTTTAGCATTTGCTGCACCAGCATCACCCATTAACTCAGCTAAGAATCCAAACGGAATTAATGGAGCAAAGTATAAGTCTTTTCCTTCATATCCGTTAAATTCTAAAATGCCTTGGAATATTTTAATCAATTCAGATTGTATTGGATTAATTACCATAGCGTAAAAAATCTCGTATGCTACCTTTAACTCATCGGCGTTACTAGAGAAACCAGAAGCTGTCTTAATACCAAATAACATTTGAGATGTAACTCTATGGGCAAGCATAATCTTTCTAGAAGCTTCTTCTGCAAGGAAGTCATATTGCTGATGTAAGTTTTCTGGTCTTAACATCTCTACTGTAGTCTTGCTTTCTGGATTCTCATTGAATGAAAGGATAAATCTACCTGCATTTGTTGTACCTGTAAACTTAGCCTTGATACTATTCTCAATTAAGTATTGCTCTTCAACTGGAGGTAATCCACTATTGAAGTTCAATATAGTAGAAGGCATAAAGTTGTTAAGAATATTATTGATATGTAAGTTACTTACTTCTTCCTCTACTGCAGCATATTGAATAGCTGAATAATAATCAGGGATTCCGTAGTAAAACTTACCTGGTGAATACTTCTTAATGTAAATTACTTGTACATCGTTTTCCCATTCGTCTTGGTTAAAGTTAGGAATGTATGTAGGTTTAATTTTCATATCTGACCAATCAGAAGAATAGAAGTAGCCTGGAATATTACCCTGCTCATCTACCTTAGCAGCTCTTAACGTGTCTACCGGTAGGTGATAGAAGCCTATGATCTGAGATCTATCTTCGTTAAATACACATTGTATTGCAGCATTACCAAACATTTTATAATCAAATACTATCTTACGAATTTCATCTTCGTTAGTAATACTGTATAGGTATTCTTCAAGTACTGTATTGCCTTTAGCTTTAACTCCCTTACCTAAGATAAGATCTGTTGAACCATCGATACAAGCTTGATTGGTTGGAGATGTTTCGTAACGTTTTATAAGCGTTGTAAAGAAGTCGTCTGCACCCTCAATACCCATTTCGACATGTTTCTTTCTTCCCTTAGTTTCGACTACTTTCGGGAGTATATAACCTCCACTCAAATTTATGACCTTAATACTTGAAGTTTTATTTTCCATTTTGTTCTCTGTTTTTCTTAAATGATGCAACTATTTTTGCTGTATGTTCCGGAGTCCTAGGTTTTCTTTTAATTCCTTTAAGCTTTTCTGAAGTACTCTTTTTAGCTTCTTCTGATCTTACTCTTCCCTTATTCCAGCTATTACCTAACATTTGATTTCGAAGTCTCTCTTTCCATTCTTCTGAACGAACTTTACCTCTATTATAAGTTGTTCCTAAAGCTCCTTCACCGCCATCTGTCATATTAGCTAGAGTACCTAATCCTAAATCTGCTCTACCATATAACGTTATAAATTCCTTTTCCTTTTCTTGTGCCTCTTCCCAGCTTATATCTTCGAATAGAACTTCTACTTCGTAATCAGTCTTATCAACTATTCTCTTCCACAGCCTATTCCTTCCTTCTTGATGATAAGCTCTTTTATATTCCTTTCCAATTCCAATATAAAACGGCTCGTTCTTATCTAACCTTATATGTCTATATAATACTGCCATATTA